TCAACTACACTATCAAATGATTCATCCACTTCTTCAGTTTCGTCTACCATTTCTTTTTTAGAATATTTTTTACCACATGATTTCTCATAAATTTTTTCCATTTGAGACTTTTTCTTTTCTAAAAGTTTAATCTCTCTTTGCATTTCTTTCATTTTAGTCTTGTCAATTAATTCTCTAAGATTTTCATCTTCATTAATTGATTCAACTCTTTCTACTTTTTCTGCTATATGATCATGTAAAAAATCTAATTGAGCTTCCATTTTAACTTCGTCTGATTGTTTACCAATCTCAGCTAATTTAGTATCAATAGATTCTTTTTTAACTTTTTTCTTAGAATCTTTTTTATCTTGAGCGGCTTTAGCCATTGGCTCTTTTGTATCACCATCTCCATCAACATCTGGATAATCTGGTCTTTCGTCTTCTTTCATACCAGCTTTATCTTGAGAAGCATCTATTGCTTTATCTCTTGCTTCATCGAAATTGTCTTCATCCATTGGAAGTTTCTTTTCGTCATTCATTTCATTAACAAACGAATCTAATGAATTTGGAATTTCTTTTAATCCTTCTTCAGCTAGCATCTGGTTAATTACTTGACCTGACAATGCAGCGAAGCTATTTGGATTTCCTGATGTTACAACGCCACCTAAGTGTTCTTTAAGAGCTTTTTTAACTCCCTCTTTAACTACTTCCATTGCTGCACCATTATCAGGTAAACCTGCTGATGATTGAGTATATCCTAAACCTTTAACACCAAACATTCCATTTTTAACATAAAATAATGGATCTTTAACTAAATTTTCTATTGCTAATGCTTGAGCTTCGTCTAATGTTAATTTTGGGTCATTTTTTGACTCACAATATACACCATTCATCATCTGTTGAGCACCAACATTATTAATATTATCTACCTTAGGTGAATAATCATAATTATGAGATTCAATATTTTCAACACCACCAGAAATTTTATATTGACCTGTTTCATTAGTAGTCATTTCAAATTTTAACTTAGGATCAGATTTTATTTTTTCTTCTGATTCTCTAGTGTTGGATTTCATATCGTTATTAACGATAGGATTTAAGGATGGCTTTCCAGCTTCTGCTAAATACTTAGCAAATTTAACTTCAAATCCTTCTTTTGGAGTTGCTTCCATCTTGTTTATTGGTTTTAAGTCTACATAGTTTTCAGTTATTAACTTTTTAGTTAATTCTTCATGTAGTTGGTTTGCGTTTTTTTTCATGGTATTATTTTTCTAATAATGTTTCAATGTCTTTTATGTAATCTTTAATTAAATCTGTTCCTGTTACTACTTGAAAACTTTGTGGATTTTCTCTATAGTACTTTATTGTTTCGATTTTAGCTTGCCTTAATGGCTTTTTAATAGCATCTAATCTGTCTTCAATTTCATCAAAAGCGTTAATTCGCTCGCTTTGAAATTTTTCTTCTCTACTGTCTTCTTCTTTGATTAATTTCTTATTCATATTATAAATATTGCTATTCTCCCCAAAGTTTACGAACTGGTAAAGTTGATCCAGGTTGTACGTAAGTACCGTCCTTATTTTTCTTAACTAACTGGTATTTAAATTGCTTTACATACGAATTATCTACAACTCCATCAGCACCTGCTTTTGGTCCAGGGCCTAAATCTTCACCTGGTTGTTCTGCTGATTCATCCATATTGCCCACTCCTGATACAGGGCCTCTTTGTCTGTAATAAGCTTGTTGATTTTTTGCTTCTATGTTCCTTGCATCTTTAATTGCTTTAATAGCGTCTCTTAATATGTTAGAGGATAATAATGATGCTTTTCCACTAGCATAATCTTTACCCATAGGGACTAGTCGTGAATCCTTATCAACAGATAATGAACTATAGGCATCTGCTAAATCTTGTATTGGTCCTGAATTGTATCCTTGAACAGCTGTTACGTTATTACCACTAATTGAAATGTAATCTTTTGAAGGTCTGAATACACCTGGTTTATCTAAAGGATGTATAAAAATTTTACCACCATCTCTTCGATCAACATACACTGTTTTTTCTAATTCATCAATATAGTCTTCAAACGTTTCTTCTTTTAATTTCTTTTTTTTCTTTTTCTTAGGTATTCTAAAAGCATATGGTGTTAAGTAAGCACCAGCTGCACCTGACATAGATGTTTCGTCTACATCCACTTCAGTCATTGCCTTTTCTTTAAGTATTTTAGCTATTTTTTTAGCTTGACCCGCATGCATTTTACTAGCACCTTTAAGTTCTTTAGAAATTTTCTTTAATTTTCTCTCTTCAGGTTTAGTTACTTCTTCATTCATATCATATAAATCAATTTGTTTATCAATTTTATATAATTTATTTTCTAATCTATCTAATTCATTACCATATCTATTAGCTACATCTCCTCCTTCTGGTTCAGCTTCCTGTTCCATGTCTCTATATAATTGAGCAATTCTATCTTCTAAATCTTTTTTATCAGATCTTAAATCTAATACTTGATCAAAGGAAGACATTTCACTCATTGAACCAGGACCAAATGTTTTATATTCACTTGGGTATTCGTTTCTAATGTGAGTTCTAGCTTGATTTCTTAATTTTTTAGCTGCGTCATATAAATCTCTAATTACCTTATCATCTTTAACTTGAGTATAAACACCCTTTAAAGTAGTAACTAATTCATTAGTATCGTTGTATACTTTTTCAAAATTAGGAGTATAATCTACATCCCAACTAATTGCGCCCGTTGTTTTATCAACATTAGTAACAGTTGTTTTTACACCATTACTTAAGCTAACATCATCAACTTTAAAGTTAGGTGCAACTTCTTTAATTTTATATTTGTACGCCATTTGCTACTTTGATTTCTTTTACTAGTTCATAATATTGTAACAAATCAACTAAACTATCATTGTCTACCTTATCAGTTTTACTTAGTTCAGTTAATAATTTAGCTACTTCTGTAATTTTAATTTGTGTAGCTTTATCTTTAATCTCTGCTGCTATTGTATTTAGTGCTTCTTTTAAGATATTTACCTTACTATTGTAAAATTTTCTTAATGAAGGTGTTGAATCTACTGAGTATATGAATTCTTTAAGTATTTCTTTCTGTTCAACGCTTAGGCCATCATATTTGTCATTAAATTTTTCTAATAATATTCTATAAGTTAAAGTTCTTAAATCCTTATCATATGTAGAATATTCATTAATTACTTCTTCTTTAGGTTTATTAGAAACTGTGTTATTAGTTAAAAATTCTAATAATGTAATTTTATTATCGTTAATCTGATCAAGGCTAGTAACTTCTTTATAATTATAACTTTCAATTAAAGTATAAATAGAAGCTATTTGTTTATAATGTTTTACCTTTGAACCGAAAAAAGATTCTAAAGAGTAATGTTTTTTAAGCTCATTAATTAGATTGTATTTTTGTTTCCTAAGGGCAGACCTATTGAATTTTTTAGAATTTTCTAATATGGTAGATATAAGAATATTAGCTCTACCCTCATTTAAAACCTTAGATTTTAATATAGATTCGTATAGTTTGTACTCCCGACCCAATTCTGTTTTTACAAAGTATTCTTTTAAAATATCTATTGCTGGTGAATCGCCTCCTTTTAGTGTATCTGCGGTAATTTGTCTTACTAGTAATTCAAATAGTATACCAGTATTCTTAAATTTCGAATGTTTTATTTTCATCAAAAATATATTTATTTATAAATATTAGCTTCTTAGTTGAGATTCATCAAGTAATGATGATTTGTCGTCATCCCCCTCAAAAATCAATTTCTTTTTGTTAAGTGACTTAAACATGTCCTTGTTTTTTAAATATGTCACACTTGCACTTTCAGATTCACTTAAACCAGGTCTTCCATCTCCATCGTTTCTATCTGTATCTTTCATGCGTTTAGTTCCTAGTGGGTCTTTGCCAAAATTGCTTTCTTGTTTACCTCTATTTGTCATAGAATCTTTAGGTCTTCCTAATTGCGGGTCGTCTTGACCGTAACCATCAGGCACATTTGCTGGGTCTGATTGTGTTCTTCCCATACCATATAGTGATGCTAAATCATGTGGTGTTCCATATGAATTACCAGTTTCAACTGGATCATTACCTTCAGCTTCAATTTGAGCTAATCTAAACTTACGTTTAGCATCTTCCCTAGTTAAATCTCTGTATTCATCATATTGGTCTTCACTAAAGTGGAATATATTATGATAAATCCAATCTGATGGTACTAAACCTTGGTCTAGCATTTGTTGTGCTAATTCTGTTTTAGATTTTAACAACTCAATTTTTTCTTGATCATATATAATTGATGGTGTAGTCATTGATAATTCAAAATTGGTCAATGATTCATCGGTGTACCCTTGAGTGTATAAATGTACTAATGCTATTTTATTAAATTCTGATAATATAATTCTTTGTATTCTATCAATTGTACGAGCGAATCTAATATCTTCGGCTGCTAATGTAGCTTTACCTTCAGTATTTTCATCATAACCTAAAAATGCTTTTGGGATTTTTAAGGCGGCAAATAATTTATCTCTTAAATACTCAACATCTTGAATACCATCATATGATAAACCTGGTGTAGTATCAATTTTAGTTGCATTGTCGTTACCTCTAACTGGTATATAAAAATCTTCAAGCATATTCTGCATGTTGTACTTCAGGTTATATTCACCTGTTTTTTCATCCATCATTGGAGTACGTTTCATACTTGATATAGTTTTTTCCATAAATGCTTCTACTTCATTTGGTGGAATTGCTCCTACATTTACATAAAATACTCTTTTTTCTGGGGCACGAGCAATTCTGTGAATTAACATCGCGTCTTCCATTAGCGTATATTGCTTAAATAATTTTCTAGCAGGTTCAATATAAGCTCTACCATAAGGTAAGTAATTAACATCGGCTACAAATCTAAAGTGAGCCATTTCATAATTATCAAATACTATACCACCTCTATCGTCGTCTACATTTTGATTAGGTACATTATAGTAACCGTAAGAACCACCTGCAAAGCCATCAGGATTCCATCTAAATCTTACTTCTGATGGGTTTTCCATATTTTGACCTTCCATTCTTTCAATATGGTATGCTGTGTAAGGTATTACATTATAAACACCAAATTTTTCTGAAATTTCTAGTTTTAGGAAAAAATCACCATATTTACACATCTGTCTAACCCACATCCAAGTATTAAACTCAATGTTTAAAACGTCATAAAATAAATTATAAAGTATTTTTTGTATATCTTCATTCGAACTTCTAATTTGAAGCACTTCACCCATATCATTTTTAAGAGTTGATTCATCTGCTAAGATATCAAGGGCAGAAGCAATAATTGCATCCTGGTCCATTATATCATATTCTGAATATAACTGTGGTCTTAAGTAATTATAGTTTAAGTTGAATTGAGCACCATATAATGATGATGGGGCTGTTGAGTATACTCGGTTAAACCTATCAACTAAAGCATTAGTTTCATATTCACCGCTTGACTGAATATGTCCTGAATCTATGGTTTTAACCTGGTTACCACCAACGTTTCTTATTACAACATCTGTTGAAAATAATCTTTTTAATCTATTAAATACGCTTGTATTTGCCATTTTTATTTGTTATTATTATTATAAATATTAATTATAGTAGCCAATCAATGTTCTCTTTACCATTGGTCGTGTCTATTTGATATGGGTTTGGAACTTTATTATTACTTCCATAACCCCCTTGGTATGCCGTTCTATTAACTTTCATGTTATTCAATGATTCTTTTGTAAGATCTAAACCTCTTTGGTTAAATTTTAAAGCTGTATCTCTTATATACATTGCAATACTAAAAGCCATAACTAAATCATCATTGTATCCTGATTGTGCTTCAGGTCTTCCATTACGCCATATAAATGTTTTCATTTCTTCAATTAACCTTTTAGATTGAATTGTTACACCTTTATCTCCAATGTATTCCTGGAATTTTCCTATTACCATAGGTCGCGTTCTTGATGACATTGTAAATCCTGGAACCATTTTTGAGTTATCTTGATATTTATCAAAATACGAATTTACATTGGTGTCTCCACCCTTTGTTGAATAGTAAAGGTTTTGATATGCTCTATCAATTACTACTTGAATCGTAGCCCAACCAATATTAGCATTTTCTATTACTAACATCGCCTCATTATATTCGGTAGCTATTCCTACTAATAAATGGCCATACTCCTTAGTACCAATTTGTCCTTTATATTCTGCTACTTGAACATTTGTTCCTGTATCTATAACATGAAACGCTGAATAATCTTTACCATCACCTCTTGATACATCTGCTACCACCATATAGTTTCTACTATAATCTGCTCCTTCCCAAACCCATAGATTTTGATCATTTCCTCTTCTTTCAACTGGGTCCTTAATAAATGATTTTTCGTAATACTCTATAAACTCTGGATAAAAAACTATATCACCTGATGTGCTAAAATCACAGTCACACTCTTGTGCAGCCATTCTAGGATCACCTAACAATTCATCTTGTCTATTTCTCCATGCTTGATCTCTTTCAGGATGAACATCCCAAGGTAATCTAATGGGTAAAAAATCGTTTTCACCCGCTTCTGCTCTAGTCCATGTTTGATGAAACCAATTACCTGTACCATAAGGTGTAGATAGCGCAATACAACCACCACCCGTTGCTAGTGTTTGTTGAGCTGATGCCCAAATTTCACCAATATTTTCAATAAACGCAGCTTCATCAATTATTAGTAAACTTACTGCTTCCGATCTACCTGCATCACTACTCGCAGATGTTGCTTTAATTTGTGACCCATTCGATAATCGAAGGGTTAATTTGTTATTTTCAGGGGCATCAATTTTAAGCCATGAAGGTAAATTTTCATACATGAATTTTACTTTCGTAACCATATTTTTTGCAGTATCCTGCTTTGTTGCTATACAAAGTATATTTTTATCTTTATGAAATGTCATTAACCATAATGAGTAACCAGCTGATAAAGTTGATATACCTAATTGCCTTCCTTTTAATACTATAGAATATGGGTTATCGCGCCATAGCGTGAGTACCTTGTCTTGAAATGGAAACAGGTTAAACTGTATGCGACCACGTTGTGGGTGCTGTATATAACAGTATTTACGCATAAAATGCACTGGATCGTTAGCACATTTTATATATTCTTGGCGTATTACTTTTTTTAAATCTGGCATATTATTTTAATATCGATAATATTACTACTCCAACGATTAAGGCACCTGAGCCTAACTTAAATAGTTGGGTTTTTGCTTTTTGTTTTTTTAAATCTGTCTGTAATTTTAAAGATAGCTCTTGTGATATTGCTAATTGGTCGGTTTTGTTGTATAGTATACTTTCAAAATTCATAACACTTTTATTTAAATTAACAATAACACTATCTTTTAAAAACAATTTACTTTCTAATAAGAACATTTTTGTACTTAATAGTTTTATTTCTTTTTTTGCTCCGTCACCTGTAATTAAATCTTTAATTACTAATTTTGCTATTGGTGTTTTTAATTGAATCGCTTTCTTTGTATCTTTCTGTGAAAAACCTTTCAAGCTCACTATCATTAAAAAAATCAACATTATTAACTTTTTCATTTACTTTATATTTTAATGTGACAATTTTATTGTCTTGTTGATCAATTTCTTGATCTAATATTACTATTTTCTGATTTAAAGTATCAATTTTGAATACTAAATTATCATTTATACTATGTAAAGAATCAACTTTTGCTTCTAATGCCTCTATTTTAAAACCATAATCTTTAACATACTCCTCATCACCTAAAAATACAAAATAAATTAATGTACTTAGTAGAATAAAAATTATACCGTAAGTAATTAATCTTTCTTTAGACAACATCTTTTTCTAATTTAGCAACTAAAGATTCTAATTCTTTCTTTTGTGGTGTTTTTACTCTTAAAATGTTTTTAATTTTTTCTTTTTCAGTTTCATCACCTGCACTGTATTTACGTGCTAATGATTTCATTTCGGTTTCAATTGATTTTAAGGCTTTAACTGCTAAATCTAACTTTTTAAATTTACCTCTAGCACCCTTAGCTACTTTAATTGCTTTAGCATCTACGTCATCATCTTCATCCTCCTTTAAACCCATCTCTGCTTTTAACTTAATTGTTTTTTCTAATTCAGCATTTAATTCAGCTTGTGCTTCAGCATCTTCAGCCGGTTCTTCTTTTAAACCCCTCATATCAAAACCTGACATTTCTCCATGTTTTTTAAATTTGGATAACTTTTCAAGCGATTTTCTATCCGCCTTAGGACTCATCTTTACAATATTATCAATCTTTTTTTCAACTTGTTCAGGGGACAAAGTTTCAATAATATTTTCTTTGATATAAGATTTTAATTCAGATTTTTTCATTATAGTATAATTTTTATTATAAATATGTTAAAGGTTTGTAAACTTCAATATTTGCGCAATTCGTTCTTCTGTTGTACCTTTAATTATTTCTACATTATTCATTAAATGACCATACTTTTTAATAAGTATTGTAATAGTAAAATCAATTTTATCTCTATATAACTCATCTGTTTCCCTTACACCGTTATCTTCTATAGGCAAACCATCAGGAGATATGTAAAAAATGTAATCATATTCTCTAATAAATTCATGAGCATATTTTTCAAACGCATCTTTATCTTGATGTGGTATTGAATTAGCATTCATTGTAAATGCCATTACATCAATAATGGTTCTATCTGTAATAATATTATCGTGCATTAATTCACCACAACGCTCAGCTAAAAATACAGTTTGACCTTTTAATGTTGAGTCGGTATTTAATGGGATACCTAAATCACTTAAATACTTACTACGCTCAGTTGCAAAATTATAATCTTTAAATTGTTTTGTGTCTTTTAAGGCATCTACTAAGGTAGTTTTTCCTACACTCATTGTGCCACATAATCCTATTCTCATATTAGTTTCTGTTTTTTTTCATACTGCAATATACGTAAATTATTGTTGTTCTCCAAGGCTTTTTGTGAGTTTTATTTTATTAAGGATAAATGATGAAAACTGTCTATGCCCCAACCAGCTAAAATGACCATCGTTAATATCTTTATCTGCATCAGCTATTGTATTATATGAACCTGAACGCCATTCTTTATAAGACCAAAAATAAACTTTAATATTTCTTTTTATTAGTTCTTTAGATAAAGATTTAATTTGATTTAAATACCATTCTGACCATTTATCTGTATATGGTGTGAAATGTTCTTTAGCATAATCAACTATGACCATTTTATTAGGGTCATTAGACCAGCCTAAATAGTCATGCCATGAAGTTTGTTTATGTTTATCTTCATATTCCTTTCCATATTTTTTATCAAAAAAAGTACCAGAATTTATACTGCCTACTTTATTTTTTTCTTTATTAAAAGCTAAAACACCATCAGGGTTAGAATCAGATATTATTACCACATCATTGTCTAACATATTTGGAATATCATTTATAAATAAGCTAAGTAAGTAAGGATTAGCACCCATCCCATACCTAGGGTTTAGTTTTTGATTTAAATTTATTTTTTTAGACACGATATCAACCCAAATTTTATCATCTTCTTTAGGTGGGTGTTTTATATAATACTCATCTTTAGGTCTACATCCTAGACCATGAGTATATGAATCTCCAAAAAACCAAATATTATTCATCTTTTAAAATATATTCTGCAACATAAGTACCTTGTGCACCACTTACCGTTATACCTCTAGCTGAAAGTGCATCGCCAACAAAATGAACGTTGGGAAACTTGGTGAGGGCTAAATTGGTATAATCGACAAGTGGCTCAGGTGATAGATATTTTACTTCAGGTACATAAATACCCCAATCATCATTTAATGTAGGGAATACTTTTTTCATATCCTCTATAAAATCATATACATACATAAAATATGGTTGCATCGATTTTGCTATTTTGTGTAATGTGTCTACTTGTATAGCAGATACATTTTCACCTTCTGATGTTGTAGATGGTTTACGTGTTGGGCTATAATATAATCCGGTACCATCTATTTGTAATTTTTTAACTACATCTCTTGACCATTCAAACGGTTTATCAATTCCTTGAACCTCCATTAAAATACCAAAATTTGTCATATTATTCCTGAATGCTTCATCTTTCTTAGCATGTCCGTTGTAACTGTGATCCCCATACGTTTCTTCAACGGCAACATATGCTGCATTGTTGTTAGTACAGAATGAACGGAGTGATACTCCTTTATCTTCATACTTACGATATAATTTGAAGTCATAAGATACATCAATCAATTTTTGAAAGTGTTTTTGTGGTGCTTCAAATCGAACACCTATTTGTACTGGTTTTGGTTCTGTAGGTAAGTCATATTTTTCAGCTAACTGTTTACCAAAGTCAATACCTGATTTACCTACACCAAATATAAGTTTATCATATTTTATTGAATTCATACTAACCCATTGTAAATCTCCTGGTAGTTCTCTACTATCCATTTCGGCTACTTTAGTATAAAATACCTTATTGTTATCGAAATCAATATCTGATACTTTAGTTTCCCATACAAATTCAACACCCCCATCAACTAAAAAATCATACCAATTTTTACCTATTTCATGTAAATAATCTGTACCAACATGCCATACTGGAAATAAACGTAAACCAAAATATGGTTTAATAAAATCTGGTTCTGCTATAGGATTTGAACATTGTACTTCTTCTGGTTTAGGGTGAAATCGTTTAAAATTATTTATTACCTGGTCAAACAGTTCCATTGCCTTTTCTTCACCTGTATATTTTGATAATTGACCTCCAATTGAAGTATGGTAAGTTAATTTACCATCAGACCAACCACCAGCTCCTAAAAATCCTTCCATTACTTCGGAATATTTTCTGTCATATGGGTTTTTGCCCATATCAATGATAGTAATTTTACCTTTAAAACCTTCATCAATTAATTTGGTAGCAGCGTTTACATTTGCTACTCCTGCTCCAATCATTACTACATTTTTACTCATATTGTATTCTTATTTATGCGTGAATATACGAACTAAAAGTGGCATCTCCAAAGGAGACGCCACAGATGTCTAATCTATTTTATAATAATCGTCAGGCTATGAATCTGACTGGATGTTTAGTTTTATTTATGCTATTCTATAAATGTCACCATTAAAACCTGCTGCATTTGTTACTCTCATTCTAAAAGTAGCTGATGTTAATGCATCAATTACCATACTACCCTCTGCTGTTAATCCTGCTGGTGGTACTAATGTAATTGCGAAAGTTTCTAATGCTTTATTAATAACTGTAAAATCGAAACTATCATCTAATTGAAATGTTGTATATTTACTAGTTACCCCAGATGCAAAATCTGATGCTGATGGTGTTGCTTTTGATCTAGCTGCTGTTGGTGTACAAAGTAAAATACCAGAATCAAAAATATTATTAATTGTTATTGCACTAGCGTCATCTGCTAATACATCATTACCCAATTGATAATCCATTTGTTTATTTCTGTTTACAAAGCTATAAACTAATCGATCAGCTGGTAATGTTTTATCATTCCAGTATGGGTGACCAGGTCTTATACCTTCAGGTGTATTTATAAAGCCGTCTACTTGTGCTTGAGTTAATGCTTGTTTTGATGCCATTTTATGTCTTTTTTATTTATGTTAATCTAATTATTTCAACAGTAGTTGCTGCTAATAAATGAACTGAGTATAATGCTGAACTAGGTCCTGCTGCATTTGCTGCTGTTATTGTTGCGTTACCTACTAATGTTACTCCTGCTCCTGCTGCTAATGTCATAACAAAATTTGATTTATTAATCAATGTTAACTGCCATGCTTCTTTTTCTAATGCATCATCAACATTTGCCCAATTGAATCCTGCAATAATATTTGCTGCTGTATCAGTTGTTAATGTTTGAGCTGCTGTAGGTGTACAACCTACTATTCCAAAGCTTATTTGTGCAAAGGATAATGTAAGAGCTGCTGCTCCTGCTACATCAGTATTAGATGTTTTTCCTACTGGTACTATTGAATTTGTAAAACTGTAAGTCCAGTCAGCTGCGTTGAATGAAGTTATGTCGAAATAATCGTGACCTGGGAATTTAACTAATTGTCCATTAGTATCCCATGTTGCTGCGCTATATGCTGTTGGTACGTATGCCATAATTTGTTTTTTTTAATTTTTTGTTATCCTATTCTAAAAATACTAACTGCATTATTTGCAGTAGTTGTATTTACTATTCTAAATCTACCTGATGTATTTGCGTTAACATTCATTAATCCATTTAATGTTACGGAAGCATCAGCTGCTGTTACTACTAGTGAACCTGCTGCTGTACAAACTAATGTAAATGTATATGCTTTAAATACATCCCATGGTTGTTGGTCGCTATCAGCATTATTAAAAGCTGCAAAATATCCTGCTCCAGTTAACGTAGTTAAGTTAAGGTTAGTTGCTGCTGCTTGAACCGCAATTTTATTCTTTATCATTGCTGCCGATAAAGCTGTATTAGTTGCTGAAACATTTAATGTTGCTCCAGATTTCTGTAATCTTTGTGGGTTTGTTTTGTTAATAAAACTATAAGTAAATGCTCTTGCATCAAATGTTTTATTATTAAAGTAACGTCTGCCGTCAACGGTGTTTATTAAAAATCCGTCCCAACCTCCTGATGTTTGTGTTGATGCCATATTAATTTATAATTTTTATATTATTTGTTTTGTTATACATATGTAACATTTTTTCTAAATTAGCAATCACAACAGGAACAGTCACAAGACTTTTCACAGTTGCATATTTTACAATTACATTTCATATTATGTTATTTTTCTAGTTCTGGATGGAATTTAATGTAAACTTCATTTGCGTCATCTTTTATTGACACACCGTCTACTTCAACTTCCGCAGGATAAACTTTTACGTCATCTCCATACCAATAATTAATTTT